GGAATCTGACCGGGAAGACCTGATCGAGCGGATAAATGCCCGTGAAGAGCGTTTGCATGTGGCCAGAACCGCGTTGCTGTCATTTATGTCACCGGAGACCCAGCCAGAGCAAAGCGCGCCTGTAGCGGCTCCTGAGAGCGCAGCAGAGGCATTCAACACTGCGTTCCACCAGACGGAAGCAGCAGACGCATGGACGCCAGAGACGCGCGAAATGCTCGCTGAGATTGCTGGCCCCACTGATCCCAATGCGCCGATGTCAGGCGTGGAAACAATGTTGCGGGGGGATTGGGCCGTCAAACCCGCCCCCGACGACCAGCCCGACACTGAACCCGACCACATTCACCGAATCGATGCGACTGACTGAGCCGCGTCCCAATGAACGCTGCGGAATACGTCCTTCGTGCCGCAGTTACTTTCCCAGCCGGTTTCCCATCCCCATCGTGACCGGCTGGGGCTTTTTTTGGAGAGACCCATGAACCTGATCTGCCGCCTTGGATGGCACCACTACCAGCCCGCCTACAGGGACGGCCGCGTTGACGTATGCACAAGGTGCGGTCGTGAGAAGCGGATCAACTGGAAACCCATTCCCAACCCCGACACATACGGTCGCCAACTGGCGCGGCCACGTACACGAGGAGAGAAAGCATGAACGTTTATGCCTTTTATGCGCCCCGCCCGGATCTTGCCGCACGAGCCTTACGAGACAAGAAATTCGACGCATTTTCCGTAATGCAACTGAGCCGGCGCAAACAGTCTCGCCACGTCCGCAAGGAGACAGCGAGCACGCAGGAGGCCATTGTTGCAATTAACGGCTATGTTTTTGTGCGCGGAGACGTGGACTTTTTCGCCATCAGCCGGATCCGCCTGGTTGGCCGTCCATTTCAGTTTGCCCCGTTTCCCCGCTCAGCCGCACGATGGCTAACCACAGACCTGCCGCGTGACCTGTTCCCGGACACTGAAACAGCAGAGCGCATTGCGGCCAAGGTATCCCGAAAACTGAGCCTTGGTGATGAGGTTATGATGCTGGATAAAAAAGCGCAGGTTCGGGCTATTGAAGGCGAGCGGATTCTGTTGGACATGGGGATATTGGGTGCAAGCAAGGTTTGGCTGGCGGCATAGTTGACGCGGGCTGCGAATTAGCCACATATAACAACGGCTAGCACCCGATCCGCAGGCAACCCACAATATGGGCCGAGCAGCGGGGTGCTACCAAGGGGGCAGCATTACCGCGACGCGGGTGACTGCTCCTCAAGTTGAAATCTATTGCCTACACGTCATCGGTAAGAGTTGCGGTTGGTCCGGCTTTTCCAGAGTGCTATACCAGAACGATGACAGCGCGTTGACTCAGATGCTTCCGGCCCCACTGGTCGGCTTCATTACATAGGAGGCCATCATGGCTCAGATCAAAACACCTGACATTTCACTCACCGGCATTGGCAACGTCCTCGCTGGCCTCGCTGGCGCATTTCTGGTTGACAATATTGCCCTTGATGGCGCCGTCACGCAGATGCTTCCTGCCTCAATCGTCGGCTTTGTTGGCCTTCTGATCTTTGCGGGCGTTGCGGTCTACGTGTACAAGCAGGCCAAGAAGCTGAACTGATGACGCCTGAGCGCCAGAAGACCATAGTCCGCATCCTGGCGCTGCTCTTCGGGGCGGCGCTTTTCGGCATGTGGTTCTGGGGGACTTATGGGTAGGTACTTCACCAAGTCGGCTATTGTCGGAACACCATCGCCAGACAGTTCTCGCTACCTGATGGACCCAAACAATGAGGGTGCCAGCATCACGGTTCACGAGGACGAACTCGAAACATGGACCGGCTTGCTCAACGCATCAGGCGAAGAGATACACAGGACCGAGCGCATCTCGCTTGGCTTCAAGGTGCGCAAATGACCAAGCCTGACCGTTCCCCAACATCCGGACGCTTCATCAAGCGCGGCCTACTGGCAAAGCTGGCTGGCATGTTCTCCCGTAAAGACAAGTCTGAACAGCCCCTCCTGCTCACTCACAAGGTGGGCGAAGCTGAGAAGAACACCACGAGGTCCAAGCGTTGAGCCTAGTTCGTTTCCCCGTGCGCAGGCCTGTCGGATTGCCTGTGCGTTCAGTGCTGGGCGGAGTGTTTGCCTTCTCCCCTGATCAGGTGAGCGGCACACAGGCATTCTACGACCCGTCAGACCTGACCAGCCTCTACCAGTCTCGCACTGGTGGCAGCATCGTCAGCGCAGATGGCCAGACTGTCGGCATCATGCTGGACAAGAGCCAGATGGGTGGGAAGACGGCGGCTGCGTTTATTGCTGGTGCGGAGGCATCTGGCACGGAGGTAGGCGACACGTTCGGCGTGGGCGGTGCAACCCCCACTTCGGTAGGTGGCGTTTGGTCTCTGGCAAAAGAGGCAAGCGGAACTTGGACTCAATCTGTACTGATTACGCTTACCGGATGGTACGCTGTCACGTTTACGGTCACTGAACTGTCAACCCCCGGCGCTGGTGCTGTGTATGTTCGTGATGGATTTAGCAACGACAGCGGAGTAGGTGCGAATGGCACTTACACGCGTGTTTCAAATCTATTGAGCGGATTCCGCGTTTTTCCTGCGGTTGGTGGCACATCTTGCAAGATACAGATCAACTCTTGCAAGGCCCTCCCCGGCCACCACGCCCTTGCCCCAAGCGATGCAGCCCGTCCTCTCTACAAGACCGCAGGCGGCCTTCATTGGCTCCAACCAGACGGCACAGACGACTTTAAGCAGGTCAGCCCGACGCTCGATCTCGGTGAGACTTGGTGGCATGTTGGGGGGTGGAAGGCAACTTCCGGCAGGGCTTTCACAACCACATCTTGGTATCAAAATGCAATAAGAGCTACCGGAAGCAGGTGGATTTGGTACAATGACGCAGGCGCGCAGACAAATGTATCAACATCTGATCCTGTTAGTGCGAATGTGACCACCATTGAAAAGGCATCTAATGCTAGTCTGTCACTCAGGTTCAATGGCGTCGGTGAAGTTTCTGCTATTAATCCATTTGACGAGACGGGTGTCGCCGGACTTGCACTCTTTACGCAGGGGAACGGTTCTTATGCTGGTGGCCTCAATGGCCGATTCTACGGTGGCACCTTCGGCACTGGAACACTAAGCCCCTCAGACCGTGCCAAGCTGGAAGCATACACCGCAGCCAAGACAGGCGTAACCCTGTGACCGACCGCACCGGCCACGCAATCTGGATAGCCCTGATCGCCATCGTGCTGGCGCTGGTCCTGTCTGCCTGCCAGTCGGCTGCTAATTTCGATGCCTACATTGCAGGCAAGCCCGCTGAGCCGCTGCAATCTGGACAGCTATACATGACACAGGCATTCGACAGGCCAACCGTCATGGCTAAGTGCCTGAAAGAAGTCGGAGTGCCCGGCCACGCCTGCACCTACCGTAGAGCAGGCGACACGCTGTCAACCATGATTATCTCGATAGACGACGCTGGCCCTGTCCTGCGTCACGAGCTTTACCACGTCGCCCAAGGAAATCGGGGCGAGGACATGAACCACAAAGGATTTAAGTGATGGCGACCACTGACAAGCAGACGCTAGACGCGAATGATGAAGTCTGCGGCCCGGTTATCATCGTAACTGGCAAGATTGGTTTTTTCAGCGTTGCGGTAACGGGCACAATCACTGTCACCCTCCAGCGCCGGATCGACGGTGCAAATTGGGTCGCTGTAGAGGACGGCTACACAGCCAGCACAACCAAGGACATCGTGGGCGCAGGCACATACCAGCTAATTGCTTCCGGCACGTCTGGAGGCTCGGCTGTCTGCTTCATCGGCACACAATGACTGACCGAACCGCCAAGATACTCGAACAGGACAAGATGGTACTGCGTGGTCTCAAAGCGCGCGGTAAGCACATCGTCATGTCACTGGACGATGACGAGACGCTGGACATCACCCTAGACTGGACCCCCTGGCTCGGCACTGACACCATCGCCAGCGTATCCAATACAGCTTCAGGCATCACCGTATCCGGCGCATCCAACACAACCACAAGCGCAACATTCAAAGTCGCATCCACATATTCAGGCTGGGTAGAGCATCGCATCACCACAGCAGCCGGACTGATCAAGGAAAAGCTGATCCTCGTAGAGGTCAACGGCTTCCCGCTTCGTGATGACTATGGTGTTGGCTGGAGAGTGCTTTGAGCAAGCGTAACTACTATGTCTACGCCTACCGCATCGATGGCGATATGGCTTATGTCGGGAAGGGAACAGGCAAACGCGCTTGGGAACATCTTCGCCGCGCTCGAAACCCAATCCTGCGCCAACGCATCGCATCCGCAAACTCGGTAACTGTTCGCGTCGTATCGCGCGGCCTGACAGAGCCTGAGGCGTTTAGACTGGAGCGTCGGTGCATCAATAAATGGCGCGCTACACTGAGCAACCTCACACAAGGCACTAGAACACAGACTGAAGCCTTGTGGCATGACTGCCTAAACGATCTACAGAACAACTTCATTAGCTATGGCGTAGCTGTGGTGAGCACAAACGGTTCTCGGTATGATTTGCAGAGTGGATCTATAGTGGCCGATACCATTGCGCTGCGTGTTCGCAACCTTGCTTGGCTCAAACGACAGATGCGTTCGATCATGCGGATGTTGGAAGCGGAAGACCCGAGTTTGATTTAATGGCTGAGAAAACTCCAAAATCAAAACGCGGTGGTCCTCGACCCGGTTCTGGCAGGCCAAAAGGCGTCAAAAACCAAACCACAATCATGAAAGAGGAGCTTCACAAGGAGGTCCTCTCGCGCGCCATTCAGGACGATACGACACCGCTCGAAGTCATGCTGAACATCATGCGCGATCCAGAGTCTGAAATGTCCATGCGGTTTGAAGCAGCCAAGGCGGCAGCGCCTTACGTGCACCCGCGTTTGTCTCAAGTCGATTCAACGGTGACCCAGAACGTGCACTTCACGATATCCGACGAGCCGATGACCGACGAAGAATGGGAAGCAGAGTATGGAGAAAAGGACTCTGTGGAGACCCCAGCGCGGCCCGCAAGCAGCCTTAATTAAGTGCCCGGCCCGCGAAGTCCTGTTCGGCGGAGCGAGAGGTGGAGGCAAGACAGACGGAAGCATTGGCAAGGCAGCGATACGGCAGAAGATGCTCGGGTCGATCTTCAACAAGGTAATTTTCCGCCAGGAGATGCCGCAAGCGGACGACATGATCGAGCGGGCGCAGGACATACTTTGTCCGATTGGTGCGAGCTTCAACAAGGTCCAGTCTCAGTTCACGTTTCCCGCTGGCGGTCGATTGCGTTTCAGACCACTTGAGAGCGCCAGGGACGCGCAGAAGTATCAGGGCCAGAACCTGACTGACGTGGATATTGACGAGGCTGGCAACTATCACATGCCCGATGCCATCGACAAGATGTGGGGTGCTCTGCGCGGTGCGAACGTCAAGATGACGCTGCTCGCCAACCCCGGCGGACCTGGGGCAACGTGGATCAAGGAGCGGTTCGAGATCGACACCAATCCACGTGGGATGAAGATACTGAACCACAGCCTGCCGAACGGTGCGATTCACACGCGCTGTTTCATCCCGTCCAAGGTGACGGACAACAAGGCGCTGCTGGCGAACGACCCTGACTATGTAAACCGCCTTTATCTCGTCGGCTCAAAGGAATTGGTCAGGGCGTGGCTTGAAGGCGACTGGAACGCCATTGACGGCGCGTTCTTCGATTGCTGGTCTCCCAAGCTGGTCATCAGCCCGTTCGAGATACCCAAGGACTGGCATAAGTTCAGGTCTTTCGATTGGGGATCTGCTGCGCCCTTCTCGTGTGGATTCTGGGCGGTCGCTGGTGATGACCTGCAAAGACCAGAGGGCGTTATCCCGAGGGGCGCGCTGATCCGGTTCAAGGAATGGTACGGGTCAAGCGCGCCCAACAAGGGCTTGAAACTGACGATCGAGGAAGTGGCGTCAGGCATCAAGCAGATGTCGGAAGACCATACATACACAGGCTGCGTGGCTGACCCGGCTATCTTTGCTGAAGACGGTGGCCCAAGCCGCGCCGAGATATTCCGCAGGGCAGGCGTCATCTTCAAGCCAGCAGACAACAAGCGGGTTGCCCGCAATGGTGCAATGGGCGGCTGGGATGAGATGCGCCAGCGGATGATCGGCAATGACCGTCCGATGCTCTACTGCACCACGCTTTGCAAGGACTCGATCCGCACGATCCCGACCTTGCCGCATGACCAAAAGAGGCCGGAAGACCTGGACTCAAACTCTGAAGACCACGCAGCGGACGAATGGCGATACGCCTGCATGTCTCGTCCTTGGATAGCAGGCAAGCGGCCTGCAGACCGGAAGCCCGGCTTCAGTGACTACAAATCCACGAGTAACGGAAGTGGCGATTCATGGCGAGTATGACCGAACCGAAGCCCGATGAAGGCCAGGACGAGCCTGAGTTTAAGGGCCGTGGTATCGAAACCTACAAGCGCTGGTTCCGCAACTCGGAGGAAGCGCACGCGCCTGCCCGCAAGCTGGCGCACCGTGACCGTGACTGGTACGACAACTTTGATGACGACCAGTGGGACGAGACTGAGAAGGCAATCCTGCGCAAGCGTGGCCAGCCCATCGTCACGTCCAACCGGATCAAGCGCAAGGTCAACTTCCTGTGCGGTATTGAGCAGAAGCAGCGCTCTGACCCAAGAGCGTTCCCGCGCCAGCCTGAGAACGAGGAGCAGGCAGCGGTTGTCACTGACGTGCTGGACTACATCGAGACAGAGACGCGGTTCGATAAGGTTGCCACGAATGCGTTCAGGAACCTGTGCGTTGAGGGCATCCAGATCGTTGAAGTCATGTTTGATGACGACATTGAGTGCCGGATGGTCGATTATGACCAGTACTTCTATGACCCGCGTTCCAAAGATGCGGACTTCTCTGACGCCAGATACCAAGGCTATGGCGACTGGTTTGACCTTGAAGATGCCAAGGAGATGTTTCCCAGCGAGGAAGCGCAGGCATTCCTTGACGGCTCGCTCACT